GCCAAGCAAATTACCGCCCAGTTCGGTATTGCATCTCCTGGTAAGGTTGTTAGCCAACTTCGTTTGGAAGACGGCCTGCCAATCTACAACGACCGTAACGTTGATACCAAAGGTCGTATAACCAACAAGTACCATATGGGTACTCCAAGCCGCAAGATCATTGCTGCTGGCTACCGTGCACAGGCATTGGGCCTGGTTTAATTTAGCGTAAGCTAATATAATTAGGGGACTTCGGTCCCCTTTTTTATAGGATGTATATGGATGATAATATAAGACTTAAAGAGGCAGCCCCCCTGGATACTCCTGAGGGTCGTCAATGGTTAATTAATAGGCTCAAGGATGGGCCTGCTAGTATCTCGTTTATGAAAGTCGATGGAACAAAGCGCGTCATGCTTTGTACGCTACAGGAAGATGTGGTACCAGTGATTGAGAACAAGACGGATAAAGTAAAGGTAGCCAATACCGAGGTGTTGCCAGTATATGATCTCGAAGCAAAGGGGTGGAGATCTTTCCGCCTAGATAGTATATTAACGGTTACTTTTGATCTGTAATGAAAACTGGTATTACCTTTGGTGCTTTTGATCTATGTCACACCGGTCACGTTCTTATGTTTGCAGAATGTAAACAATTATGTGACTATCTAATAGTAGGATTGCAGGTTGATCCTAGTCTAGAACGTAAAGAAAAAAACAACCCAGTCCAATCATTATACGAACGATATGTACAACTTAACGCAATTAAATATATTGATGAAATCATTCCTTATGCTTATGAGCACGAAATTATTCAAATTCTGCAATCACGCAGTCTTAATGTTCGCTTTGTGGGTACTGATTACATTGACCGCGATTTTACTGGTAAAGACTGTTGCGTCAGCAGATCCATCGATCTATTCTTTAACAATAGAGATCATGGGTTCAGCACAACTGAATTGAGGAAAAGAATTGAAAGTTCTAATAACCGGAAGTAGAGGTTATATTGGCTCAGTATTGGCCAAGACCTTACAAGAACAGAATATAATTCCTTTTGGGATTGATCATGACGGTAGACCTAATGGGTCTGCTATTTACGGTATGTTCTCTATTGGATGTATTACTGATGATATTATCATTGAGTGCATAATGGATCAAGGTATAGATACAATCTTCCACCTTGCCGCCTATGCTGATGTCGGTGGTAGTGTAAAGCAGCCAGCCATGTACTATGAGAATAATACTGGTAAAACGTCTTTAATGCTGTTAAAGTTATTAGATAGAGGGTGGAGGGGTAAGATAGTTTTCTCTTCTACTGCTGCTGTATACAAAGAACAATCTATGCCAGTATACGAGGGTTGTGAGATAGGTTCTCCTAACCCGTACGGTAAGAGCAAGTATGCATGCGAACAATTACTTCACGACATCAGTGCTGCGTATGATATACCTGTAGCTATTTTTAGATACTTTAATGTTGCTGGTGCATGGGATGATGTCGGTGATCATATTGACGCCGGCCATATTATTTCAAGATTGTGTGATAGTACATATAATAAAAAACCATTTATGTTATATGGTACTAATAAGAACACCCCTGACGGTACGTGTATAAGAGACTATGTACATGTGAGAGACGTTAGCGATGCACACATACACGTAGCTAAATTCTTAGATCATGTGATTCCTGGTGTGTGGACATTTAACCTAGGCACAGGTAAAGGGCATTCAAATCTTGAGATCATTAAAGCATTTGAAAGATTTAGCGGTCATAAGCCAATTATCATTAACGTACCAGGACGTGCCGGTGACCCAGATCATTTAGTAGCCGGTACCGTTAAATTTGTTAATCAGACGAAGTATAGATATAATCATAGTAGTTTAGAGCAAATCATAACTACAGCATGGAATTATTATTGTAATAAAATGGAGTCACAAAATGGCATTTGATGAGAATGAGATTTCCGCTAAGTCCCAAGGCGGCACAGAGATGATGAAGCGTGGATTGGCCGAACGCCTTCCTAAAGAACTAACAGATGACTTTCAGATTATCTGTTCACGGGTTCGGGAAATAGAGGAAGAAAAGATTCGAGTATACTGGTTACATGATCTACCAGAAGACCCAGAAACCAACCACCTGACGGATGCAACAAGCCGGGATAGATTTCATAAGCACGTATTCTGCGGTCAATGGCAGTACTATCGTTACCAGCATATCATAGGGATGCCGTACGATGAGAACAGTACAGTTATTGAGACTGCTATTGAGCCAATGCCAAGTGTGGTTAAGTCAAAGGATGAGATTAGACTAATATATACTTCTACCCCCCAGCGTGGGCTGGCTTTATTGGTTCCTGTATTTGAAAAGCTAGCAGAAAAGTATGATAACATTTACCTAGATGTTTTCTCAAGCTTTAAGATCTACGGCTGGGATCATGCTGACAAACAATTTGAACCTATCTTCGAACGCTGCCGTAACCATCCACGCATTAACTATCATGCATTTGCAACTAATGATGTAGTGAGAGAGTCTTTACTCAAAGCCCACATTCATGCATACCCATCTATCTGGTTGGAATGTAACAGTCGTAGTGTTATTGAGGCTATGTCAGCTGGTGCGTTGTGTGTTCATCCCAACTACGGTGGACTTATTGATACCTCAGGGGGTATGAACTTTATGTACCAAGGTAATAGTGATCCACAAAAGCACGTCAATACATTCTACCAGGTTATGGAGAATGCTATAGAAACAGTCAATACCGAACAGCTTCAAACCTATCTGCAATTGGTTAAAATGTATGCCGATAACAGATACAACTGGGGTAAGGTTACCCAACAATGGGAAGACTTATTGGTAGGGCTTAAGAAGCAATATAGCACCGTTGATAGCCGTAAGTTAAAGGCATCTGGGCCTATCTTCTCCTACGATACAAACCGTCGATGATTCTAACTAGAACGCCCCTACGGGTTAGTCTCTTTGGTGGGGGTAGTGACATACCATCTTACTACGAGAGGGAGCCTGGTAGGGTACTGTCATTTACTATTGACAAGTACATGTACATAGCCCTGTGCCGTACTGCCTTTAAGGGTGTGAAGGTGGTATACAATGAGATTGAACTAGCCGATTCAGTAAGCAGTATAAAGCATTCGAGAGTAAGGGAATGCTTACAGGAATTTGGCATATCATCACATGTTGAAATTAGTTCGTTTTGCGAGATACCAACCAAGGGTACAGGGCTGGGCTCATCATCAACGTTTACGGTTGGTTTAATAAATGCACTATCTAACTTATTAGGTCTACCTTTAGGTAAGTACGATATCGCCAATCTTGCATGTCTTATAGAGATAGAATCGTGTAAGGAGCCAATTGGTAAACAAGACCAATTTGCTGCCGCATACGGTGGGTTAAATGTATTTGGCTTTCGTAAAGACGGGGTAACGATTCTTAAACCTGCAGTATCAAATATTATTATAGAACGTCTTAATAACAATCTCATGATGTTTTACACTGGGTTAACAAGAAATACATCTGATATTCTAAGTGTGCAGGGTAAGAGTAAGACCAATGATTCATTGCTAAAGAGAATGGTCGGTATGACTATAGATGCAGAGATTGCACTCGAGGCAGGTGATCTAGATGATGTTGGTAGAATGTTAGATGAGGGGTGGCAATTAAAACGTCAACTAGCGTATAATGTATCTAATGACTTTATTGACATGCATTATAAGAGAGCAATGCAGGCAGGTGCCCTTGGTGGTAAAATACTAGGAGCAGGTGGCGGGGGTTATTTACTATTCTATGTTCCACTAGATAAACAAGAAGCAGTAAGACAGGCATTAAGCAGTTTAGAAGAGTTTAAATTTAAATTTGAGGATACTGGTACAACAGTAGTATACAATGAAAGCAAGCGAGCACTTTAATGATTATGTTACTCAACTTATCGATGGGTTGGTTGAGTTAGATAAAAAGAATCTAGACCTAGCAGTAGATGAGTTAGTGGCAGCATATGCTAATGGTAAGAATGTATTTGTGTGTGGTAATGGAGGTTCCGCTGCTATAAGCGAACACTTTACCTGTGACCATTCTAAGGGAATATGTTCTGATACAGGCATGCTACCCCAGGTACAATCACTCTCATCAAACATGTCGCTGATAACAGCCATAGCAAATGATATTGGTTACGAAAAAGTATTCTCATACCAGCTTAACATGAAGGCAAATGAAGGTGATGTGTTGGTGGTAGTATCGAGTAGTGGTAATTCTCCAAATATTATTGACGCACTTAGATGTGCTAAGCTAAAGAAACTATATACCATTGCACTTGTAGGATTTGATGGTGGGCAGGCTTTGAATCTAGCAGACATTGTCCTGCATGTTAAGAACAATAATTATGGTGTAGTAGAAGATGCCCATCAGGCAATCATGCACATCATGGCCCAGTCAATCAGATTATCGTACCTAAATAGTAACACAATTAAACTATAACTTGCTATGATACTACTTGATTTTAACCAGGTTTGTATTGCTAACCTAATGGCACAATTAGGTAATCACACAAACACTGAAATAGAAGAAAATCTTCTAAGACATATGGTCCTTAATACCATTAGGTCTTTAAGATCAAAATTCTGTGAAGAATTTGGCGAACTTATCATCTGTTGCGATGATAAGAAGGTGTGGCGTAAAGAGGTATTTAAGTACTACAAGGCCAATAGGAAGAAGGCTAGGGAAGAGTCTGAACTTGACTGGAATGCAGTATTTAATGCGCTTAATCATATTAAAGCTGAGTTAAAAGAATTCTTTCCATATAGAGTATTACAAGTAGAGGGTGCTGAGGCAGATGACGTTATTGGTGCTATTACTATTGCTAACGGCAATATGCTAAATACTGGTGAGAAGATACTTATTCTTTCTGGGGATAAGGACTTTGGGCAGCTACAAGTTTTTGGTAACGTAAAACAATATGATCCTGTCAGAAAAAAAGATATTAAGCATGCAGACCCTGTTAAGTTCACAAGAGAGCTTATCCTAAAGGGCGATATAGGGGATGGTATTCCTAACATACTTTCACCAGACGACTGCCTTGTTAATAAGGTCAGGCAAAAGCCTATGCGGCTTGAAAAATACTCCCACATTAGAAACCCCCGCCAAGAGCTCCAAGAGGAGCAGCTCCGTAACTGGATCCGTAACGAACAACTCATTGATCTTACATTTATTCCAGAAGAGATTCAAAATAAAATTTTTGAAGTGTACGAGAGTGAAGCAGGCAAGGGCCGCTCCAAGCTCTTTAACTATTTCGTGTCCCATAAGCTTAAATTATTAATTGAAAGTATTAATGAGTTTTAAATGAAAAAATCTTTATATGAAGTTCTGGAGGAATGCTCCAAAGGTAAGACGGTAGAAGATAGGGTTGGACTTCTACAAAAAAATGGATCTGCACCCATACAAACTATTCTTAAATATGCTTTAGATCCAAGTATTAAATTTTTACTACCGGATACTAACCCCCCTTATAAACCTACAGATTTTTTAGATCAAGAAAATATGTTGTACATGGAGCTTAGAAGGTTATACCTTTTTGTTGAAGGTGGTAATCCTAATCTCTCAAAGCTGAAAAGAGAAAACCTATTTATTCAGCTACTAGAGTCAATAGATAAGAATGATGCCGTGTTAATGTGTCATGTTAAGAATAAGACCCTACCCTTTAAAGAACTTACTGCAAAGGTGGTAAGAAGAGCGTTTCCTGAATTATTGCCAGAGGAGATTAAGCAGTAAGAAGATGAGTAAGACTTTAAAAAAGAACGTCAGGCGTTCTTCAAATAACGTTTTTGAAGACGGATATCATACAAAACAAAAGACACGAGCTGTAGAAAATAGAAAGCAGCTTAAGCAATTTGAGAACGCGCTTAGGTCTCGCGATCTTAAAAAAATCTTAATTTATGAGGACCAGCTGTAATGCCATATTACGTTTTTAGAGATATTAATACAGAAGAAACTTTTGAGAAGCTGATGAAGATCTCTGAGCTGGATCAATATAAGTTAGATAACCCGCACCTACAAACTGTTCCACAAGCCCCCGGTTTTAGTGATCCAGTCAGACTTGGTCGCATGAAACCTTCAGACGGGTTTAGGGATGTTTTACAGAAAATTAAACAAGGCAGTCCTAGGAGTAGAATTAACACTTACAAGTAAAGGGTCTTAATGAGCAAAACAGCAAGAAGAAATATAAGAGCGCTCAAAGAAACGGGAGTAGTTATAGAGTTTGAACCTAAGCAAACAAAAACTAACCTAGAATTAAAAGAGATTGAACCTTTAACGGAGAACCAAAACTTAACTTTCAAAGCTTTCGATAAGAACAAGAACATTTTGCTGCATGGACTTGCAGGTACAGGAAAGACATTTATTTCTATGTACCTAGGTTTGAAAGAAGTATTAGAGAGGGGTAGTAGATATAAGAAAGTATTAATCATACGATCAGTCGTTCCTACCAGGGACATGGGCTTCTTGCCTGGCAATACAAAAGAGAAAACTAAAGTATATGAGGCACCATATTATGCCATATGCTCTGAACTCTTTGGTAGAGGGGACTCCTATGAAATACTTAAGACAAGAAACGTAATTGACTTTATATCAACCTCTTTCATTCGTGGATTAACTATCAACAATACAGTTATAATTGTAGATGAGATTAACAACATGACCTTCCA